GAGATTGGAGAAGAAGCGTATTTACAAGAGATGGAATGTGATTTCACGGTTGCCAGACAAGGCGCAATTTATGCTCAGCACCTACAGAAAGCCATTGATGATGATAGGGTGATTGAGTATCCATTGTCTCAATCTCACTTGGTTCACACCACGTGGGATCTTGGATCGCCTAAGAATACGGTGTGCCTTTACTGGCAAAAGGTTGATCTAACATATCGGTTGATTGACTGCGACCACAATCTGGAGATGTCAACAGCGGAACGAGTAGCGCATATGCTCAAAAAGGGTTACAACTACGGACAGCACTTTCTCCCGCATGATGGAAGGACTAGAGGCGCCGATAACATGTCATTCGCCGGGAAGCTTAGAGAGGCAGGACTTTTCAACGTTGAGGTTCTAGACAATGCCGGACAAGGTGCCGAGGCTAAGCGAATCCGCTCAATGCATGATCTATTTAGCCAGATATGGTTTAACAAGCCAAAGCTAGAAGGCGATGATGGTATGCTTGAAGCGCTGATGGACTACCACTACAAGGAAACCAAAAAGGACGGACGTATCACAAGCGTGATAGATCATGGGTTTGCATCTCATTTCTGCGATGCGTTCGGATATTTCGCGGAAGCTTTAATGTCTGGAAGGATGCTAGACAACCTAACTAAGCGAGGCATAGGCAGGGCGAGATCATCACTTGGCGCGTCTATGAAGCGCTAGATATCGTATTACTAAACTTGACACACCGCCACATATTGTGGTATGAACTTTTTCACCATGGGAAGTCCAAAGAAACCTAAAATGCCAGCTCCGGCGGCACCACAAGCTCAACTCGTAGACCTTCAAGCTGATACAGGCGGAGGCGCTAGCAACTTTGAAGCAGAGTTAAAAAAGAGGCGCAAACAATCGCAGACATCATTTGCTGGCGAGACAGGCGGATACGGTGGGAACACAAACCTAGGCTAAATGACAGGCGAAGCCGTTATATCAAAGCGCGATGCATTAAAGCGCTATAGATCCCCACATGAACAACTGTGGGACGAAGTGGCAGAGTTATCACTACCGCGCAAGATCTCTGGCGGAACTGATGACGGCACACTTCCGCCGATGATTGATAGCGCCCAACTGCATGATAGCACGTTGAGAACAGCCTCATTGATGCTAGCTAATGGATTCTGTTCGCTAGTCACTCCACGCGAGGAAGTATGGCACAACTTAACACCACCTAAAGCGTTAAGAGAGAACGACAAGGTGGTAAAGTTTTATAGGGAATGCTCCGAGGAAATCACCTATCGCTTGGAGCAGTCCAATTTTTACACAGAGATTCAAGAAACATATCTTGATCGCGCAGCAATGGGAACAGGTTGCGACTTTTCCGAGTGGGATACCGAGAATGACGAGCTAAATTTCCGTCATTTGCCGATTGGAACCTACTATATCGGACAAGATCACCGTGGAAGGTGTGACAGTGTTTGTCATGAACAGCGCTATACAGCGGTTCAAGCTGCACAAGAGTTTGGAATTGAGAACCTACCGGAAGAACTTCAGAAAGAGGCGAAAGATCACAAGCGAAATGAGTCACACGTATTCGTCATCCTTGTAGAAAAGACAAGGGATTGGGAGAAGGATTCGCAATTCCCTTACGAGATGTGCTGTGTGCATGAAGACAGCAAGAAGATTGTTCACAAACAAGGGTATTACGAGATGCCAGCGCATGTAACGCGATATCTCAAGTGGGGAACGTCACCTTATGGCTTCGCACCTACATGGATAGCGTTGCCAGAGGCACACAAGTTAAGCTTCCTACAGAAACAAATGGACGTGCTTGCTGAAAAAGCCGCAAACCCGCCAATCCTTGCACCTGCAAGCTTAGAGGGTGAAATTGGAGTTGGAGCGCTCGACATTACGTACGTAAATGATTTAGATCCCAACAGATCCCCTAGAGAGTGGGCTACTGCTGGGCGTTATGACATCGGACAAGATCGTATTGAGTCCAAGAAGAAGGCAATCATGGAGATCATGCACGGTGATTTGTTCCGCCTATTTGCTCAGATTGACAGACAAATGACGGCAACTGAAGCGACATTGAGACAAGCTGAGAAGGTAATGCAATTTAGCCCTACATTCTCACGCCTTACCAGCGAATACCTTGATCCTAAGCTAAGGAGAATCTTTGCCATTCTATGGCGTCAAGGTAAGATGCCAGATGCACCGGAGGAGATTCAGATGGTGCAAGAGGATCGTTCCGTAGTAGTTCCAGTTCCAAACATTGCCTACAATAACCGTATCTCATTGGCTATCAAGGCTCAGCAAAACACCGCATATTCGGAGTTTATGGCGATTAACCAGATGGCAATCGAAATGAATCCTTCTATTCTAGATAACCTAGATGGCGATTCACAGTTTAGAGATGGTTGGCGTAATGCTGGACTCCCGGAGGATTCACTCAGAGACGAGCAAGAAGTTGATGAGACGAGACAGGCGAGAGCAGAAGCTCAAGCACAAGCACAGCAGATGGAACAAGCACAACAAGCCGCAAGTATGATTAAGGACGCCTCCGCCGCGAATGGTGGAGAGATTCCGGAAGGCATTACTGAGGCACTACAATAATGAGGAAACTTAGCAGGGATGTGGCGGATGCCGCCGCACAGGTATTAAACACAAAGAACGGTGAGATCCTAATGGGGTTTCTAGTCAAAGAGTTTGGATTGATGGAGCGTGTATATGTTCCAGACAAACAAGGCAAGGTATCACCAATCAATGCCGCTATCCGAGATGGAGAGCGTGGCGTTGTAGGATTGCTGTTTAAGCTTAAACAAAACGAGACTTTTAACGCTCATGAGGAATAACACAATAAGAATAGACGAGGAAAACTCAATCTGGCGAGGCACTAAGCTGATCGGATGGGTTCAAGACGGGGAAATCAACCTAGCTCACGGTGCATATAAGAGGCACTTGGATGAGATTGAGCTACTAATGGATCAAGATGAGCAATTTGCTCAAAAAAAAACGAATCCAGAACAGTCATTTGCCGGGGATTCCGCCAATCCTAAGACTCCAGCACACCTGTTTGTAGAGGGTGAAGGCGCTTGGTATGGTGAAGAAAACCCACCAGTGGTGGAATGGCGCAAGAAATACTGGGGAAAAAAGGCATTTGATGAGAGATACGGAGACGAAACCGACCTTCTAACAGAGATTTATCTTAAACATGACATGATTTATGACAGAGACAACAGCAACAACTGATACCGCGGCTCCAGCAGCAGCGCCAGCAAGCGAAAGCACAGCAACAAACACAGCCCCTACAGGCACACCGGACGTATTCTCTGGTAGTTCTGGCGGGGAATCTGTTCAAACGTCTCCAGAGGCGTCTGCTAGCCCGGAAAGTGGTATTATCAACCGCCTCTACACAAGCGAGGGCGGATTAACAGAAAACTATACCGATCTCTTAAAAGAGGCTGGTATGGAGAACCTTACAAACACGGTAGCGAAGTATAAAAGCGCTGACGGGTTATTGAAGGGAGCAGCAAACCTAGTTAACTTTGCCGGGAAGAAAGTTGAAGGGGTAATCGTGCCTAACGAGGGATCTTCACCAGAGGAGATTGCCGAGTATAAGAAGGCTATTGGAGTGCCAGAAACCGCTACTGCGTATGATCTACGCCCGGAGAACCTTCCAGAAGGAATGGATTGGGACGCTGGTTTAGCTGAAACATGGCAGGGAGCATTCCACGAAGCCGGGATTTCACAGGAGCAAGCGCAGCAACTATCGCAAGCATACTCAGATATCACTAATACCCAGCTACAACAAGCCAATGAGACGCTAGCGGCAAACGCTGCATCTGAAATGGCTGAGCAACAGGCACAAGTTCAAAAGGAATGGGGCGCTAATTACGCTAATAACATGCAATCTGCTGTAGATATGGCGGAAGTTGTCGGTTTTGATCTAGACAATCAAGGCGACATGCAAGCGCTGAGACACCCTAAGGTTCTGAACCTCCTTTTAGCCAAGTCACAATCCATGCAAGAGGGAACACTACCAAGAGGTGGAGATCCTTCATCATCAATGGGAGACAACTCCAGAGCGATTGCAGACAAGCTTTATATGAAGCACAATGGCAAAATTCACCTAGCTCCAAAACATGAGCAACAGGCATACAACGAACACCGCCGTTTACAACATCAACAACAAAGCCGCTGATACATTTTTGTTACCAGTTAACAAAGTAAAGGGAGGGGCGTGGTTGTTGTGTTCCACGCCTCTCCTAACTTAAAATTATGGAACCAGAGCAGATACCATCAAGCAGTCAGAACCCAATCACCGGGGATCACATCATTACTAAAGCTAGTAGTAAGGCTTATCGTAACGGATACGACCGTATCTTTGGCAAGAAAAAGGAACAAAACCCGCCAAACATTGAATTGAATGTCGAGTCAAGTGACTTAAATGTTGGGTCTAAAGCTTATTACGATTGGTCTGAGGATAAGCCTCCTAATAAGTGGATTAGATAATCT